TTCATATAACTGTGCCATGTTCTCTTTGATGTGTCCTTTAAGACCGTCTAGGAATCCTAATCTATCCCATTTGTTAATTGTATCTTCTTTGATAACTTTAAGGTGTTTTAACCCGATGTTACCAACAAGACCTGATTCTAATAATGCTCCCATTTTTTAATTTTTTTTAGAGTTTATTTTTATTTTTTATTTTATTTTGTTCATTAAATCCTTCATTCTCATAAATTGAGGATTTTCATAAGCTTTAGATTCAATCAAGTTTGATGCTGAACCATTACTTGGAGTTTTAACAACTTTTTGTGCAATTGATTCGTTCATCATAGAACTTGGTGACTCACCAATTTCTTCTTTGATTGTTCTGTAAAGTGATTTTGATTCTTTCAAAGATTCAACAGTGTCAAATCTTCTTAAGATGTTGATTTTTTCTTGTTTTGTTGTTGAGTGTTCTGTAAACAATCTAGTAGCGTAAGCCAAATTAGAATTGAAAATTGCAACTTCATTTAATTTATTTCTAAAAAAGTCTAATGCTTTTCTATACTCTTCATTTTTTTCTCTTAAAGATTCCAATTCACGAGATTCAAACGTTAAATTTCTGTTTGGTGTGATTCCCTTTCTTAAACCTCTACCTTTTTTAGAACCATTTCCATAAGTTCTAGCAGCTTCAGTTGCTTCAACGTCATCATCTTCCTCTTCGTCCATCCATCCGTCTGAAATTTCATCTTCGCCTGTTTCAGTAACACCGTGTTTCAATTTTGAAGGATAAATATTGGTTTTAAGTTTTCCAATTTTACCTTTCGCTTTAAACGCCTCAACAACATTTTCAAGTGATTCTTGGTCGATTTCATAAACTTCTTCATCCATGCCCATATCTTCGTTATAGTCCATTTCATCCATGTACGTTTCATCCATGCCCATTTCTTCGTTATAGTCCATTTCATCCATGTACGTTTCATCCATGCCCATATCTTCGTTATAGTCCATTTCATTCGACATCGAATCGTCTTCAAAAACCAACTCATATGTTGTATTTTCAGCCATGTTTTCGACAGGTTGTTCTGCAGGCATTTCAGGTTCGTCAACTTCCATACTGATTAGATATTCGGTATTTGCTTTACCGTCTTTCAAGTGAACATAGTTTCCATCTTTTTGAATGATAAAACCGTCCTCATCTCCCATCGCTTTGAAAACTTTCATAACGTCGGACATTGGTGATTTTGTCATATCAAGTGGAGGTAGTTCTTCAGTTGGACCTTCAGGAGCTCCTTCCATACCATTATCAGTACTTGGTGCCGGTAGTGCTTCCACTTCCTCTTCACCTGATACTTCTACTTCTTCTCCTTCTTCTTCTGAACCTTGTGGTTGTTCACCACCTTGTGCTTGTTCTTTTAAGGATTTTTTGGAACCCATTATAGATTCCCTTACTAATTCGCCGATTTCTTGTTTCATGGTTGAAGCAAGTATTCCTTTTGCATTTTCACTAATCGCCTCTTCGATAGACTTCATTTGTAATAAAGCCTCCTCTACTAACGATTCTGATTTTCTGTTACTCATTTAAAAAAGCATATAATTTTGCGTTTATTTTTATAATAAATATATCTATATTCCAAAAAGTTTGTTTTTTATATGAAAAACCGTTAAAAAATAAAAAAGGTCCCTTTTGGGGACCTTTATAAAAATGTTAAGAATTTTTTTATTCAATAACTTCGTCAATTTTACTTTCAACTATTGCAGTGATTCTCCAATCCATTGAGTAACTTTCATAAGCTTTAGTTACTTTAGCCTCAACGTCTGTTGGTGAAAAACCTTTAACCAATTTTTCTTCTCTCATTTTTTTGATTTTACCTGTGTTGTCATCAACCATATCAGTTGTGATTTTTGCTACAAAATACTTTTCGTCCATAATTTAATTTTTTTACTTTCCTAAATAATCGGACAATCTTTTCATTAAGTCAACAGATTTTTCTAATCCACCACCACTAACTGAAGTATTATCATGTTCTGCCAATTTTTCTTCATATCTTGGTCTATCTTCAGCGTTCAAATAAAGATAAGCTCCTGGTGTAGATGGTGATGATACAAGGTCAAAACAAATTAATTCAAAATCCTCCTGTACCTCATTTTGGTCTCCTTTTTTTACTAAAGACCCGACCCCACGAGAAGATACTCCCATAGTGACTCCTTGTCTCATAAGATTTGCCGCCACATCTCCCTTAGATGTAACAATTCCTCTTTCGTGAAAACCGGGACTTGTTAATAATTTAATTTTTCCCATCAATATATTTCCTTCCCACCATGTTTCTGTTATTAAATGTGAAACTCTATCTAAATCTACTAACGACGACTCAGGGTGATTTAATTCTGAAATGGACATTCCTCTTTTGATAATATCTTGATATTTTTCAGCTTCTCTTTTTAATATTTTTTCTGGATATATTCTACCATTTCTATTTGGAACCCCATACTTTTGTAGAGTTGCATAAAAGATAAATGGTTTAGAGTGGTCAAGTTGTCCGTATGATTCTCTAATTATATTTTGATTACGTGGTTCGTTTGGGTTTATAATTCCAGCGTCCCACTCAACAAGTATTCCTTTACCTGTATCTTTTGGTCCTAATATTTTCATAAATTTTTTTATTTTATAAATATTAGGATAAATTGGTTTCTTTCGCTTTACTTTTACTCAAAGTAAAATACTTGTTGTTTTTTAAATCATCTTTGTAGATTGAATTTAAAATGTTTTTAATTTTGTTTTTCAACATTAATGATTTAAAATCTATAAATTGATTGTGAATAAATAATGTAAGTTCTAAATTAAAGAAACTTTTTTTATTTTTTTGTATTCCGCTTGTCCTTAAGTCTAAATCAACAATTTGTTTTCTTTCAAATATTGTAATATCAATAACTTCGAGTAACGTATGTTGTATTTGTCTTTTTATTTCCCCAATTAACCTATTCCAATTTTTATCTTCATCTGTTGGTTCTATCCATGTTTGTAAAACTATGTATACTGATTTTAAATTTTTAGCATCTACTGTGCCATAATAACATTTCGCATCTTCGAAAATGTTTAGTTTTGATGTTTTCCCTTTTTTCATTCATAATGTCTTTCAAGTTTATTGGGTTTACTGAAAATATAAATTAAAAAATAATATTTGTCAAAATTACAAAAAACACATATATTTATAAAAAAACACTCTTAATGATAATTGTACCTGTAAAAAATTCATCTTCTTTAGAGCAAGCTCTAAAACAATATAAATTAAAAATTTATAAGACAAAACAATTAGAAAAACTCAGAGAAAGACAAGAGTTTGTTAAAAAATCAATTAAGAGACGAAAACAAAAAAATAAAGCGATTTATTTACAGAATAAATTTAATCATTCTTGATTTTCATTCTTTTTTTTGTTTGTAAAAAAATCAATAGAAGTTAAACCTAATGTTCCAAAAGCCAGTAATCCGATTGTTTCTACTAAGATATTAGGTGGATTATATTTTCCACAAGTTAGTGTACTAATAAATAAACATAAGATTAAAGAAAGACTACACAACAAACCAATAAATCTTTTAGATGAAATTCCACCATTAGCCCCTTCCATCATATTTTTAAAAAATTTAATCATAAACCTTGATATAGTTTTGTGAGTTTGTAAAGATTGTACTTATCTATTGGTGAACTTTTAATTTTTTGGATAGTTTCTTCTATTTTACTTTTTACTGAACTATCATTTGATTCATTTAAAGTAGACTTAAGTTTTGGGATAATTGACTCTTGTATCTTACTTATATTTTCTTTTAATTCTTCTTTGCTCATGGAAGATAAAGACTCAATTTCTTTCATGTCACTTTCAGAAATATTTTTTAACTCATCATTCAAATTTTGATTAGCGACTTTTAACATCGAAGAAATTGGTAGATTAAAAGATTCATTAACTTTAATTTTATTTTCAGATGAAATAATATTCAGAATGTTCTTTTTTGACTCAAGCAATGTTTCTAAATTCCTTATAGATTTTATATATACCACATTATCAATATCTTGGTAATTATTTTTAGTATCGGTTGAAATTTTATTTACCCACTCGTTCAATTTTATAATACCGTCTAAATTATTTTCTAACAAAATTTGCGAATACTCAATTGTTTCATTAATGTAATCAGTTGCAATAGTTTTATCCAAACCTTTTTTTTGTGATAAATCATCGTAAATATAATACAACTCGGCTAAATCTTTATTTTCTAATAAGTTAGACTTTAAACCTTTCATAAAGGCGTCAAAAGTTTTTTTTCCGTAATGTTTAACAGAAGCGTTTTCTATTTTTGACTTTATTGTTCCAAATGTGTTCATGTTTTTTATTTAATAAATATTATCTATCTATCAATTCTTTTAACTTGTCGTTAATTTCAACTAAATTGTTTCTTCCTTTACCTAAATTCATATATAAAGAATCACCAAAAAGGTTTTCTTCCAAAAGTAAATTCATGTCATTTTTATTAAAATTTTCAGGTGTTACAGCACCTCCCGGTTCTTCCGCTGGCGGTTCAGGTGGAGCTCCTCCTCCCATATCCATACCTAAGTCAGCACCTCCCGCTTCAGCACCTGCACCGGCTTCAGCTCCCGCCTCGGCACCTGCCGCAGGGGCCGCAGTTTTCTTACCATAAAGATTATCGACTCCGTCAAAAATACCTGTTTTAGTAATTACTTCTGCAGTTTTTCCTAACTCAGCGGCAACTGCTCTTTCGACTCTTTGTTGTTGTATATCTAATTTTATTTCCTCATCAGAAAACCCTAAAATGTGTTTTTTAGCCCATGATGCAGACACAGGTGCTACCGAGTTTGCAATTTCAGCAACAGCATCTTTATAAAGAGTTATTTTTTCTTTCCAAACTTCAATACCTAATAAATCAGATTGTTTAGAAGGGTTAGTTAGTCCTAATGTAAAATTTGTTAATTCATCTTCAAATCCTAATAAGAATAAATGAATGATTGCAATTTTATTTAATTCGGCAATCATAGATTTTTGGATTCTGTTAATGGTTCTAGCAAATCTAATATCCAATAAAGATAAGTTTTTTCCGTCACCAACAGCCTCTTCAAAACCTAAATATGCTTTAGGTATTCTTAAGGCGGTTACAAGTTTCTTTTGGATATACTCAATGTCTGCTATCTCAGCCAAGTTTGTACCACCAGGTAGTGTTTCAATTGGATTAGTTGCTGTAGCATCACGAACGGGTATGAAGAAATCTTGGTCTACCGCCAATTGATTATATCTCATATCGACATTTCCAGTTTTTGGGTCAGCGATTTGGTCTCTTTTAAATTTACTAGCAACTCTC